TACGAAATCGCGCCGCAGGTTGACGACTCGGGCAGCCCTTCGGCCTTCCCGCTTGTTGTTTTCGATATCACTAGCGATACGGGGTACAATGACAAGGGCGTCACCGGCACAAACGCAATCGTACAGGTGGACGTATATTCGAGACTTCACACGACGCAAGTGGAAGCAATCGGCGAAACCGTGCACGGGCTATTGCACCGGCAGGCGTTGGCGTTCACCGGGCACATCACGACCGAGTGTGAGGGCGTCGAGACGATGACGGATGCAGACGGCGAAACGCGGCGTTGCATGCTGCGGTTTCGAGTCATTGCGGCGGCTTAGGCCGCATGGTATAGGCAAGCTAACTTAGTGGGGGCAGATCATGGCTAAAACAGCAGGCCGGAAGGTTCGCATCAAGAGCGGCGGAACCGCAATCGCGGGCGCGCTGACCGATGCGCTTACAATCAACCGCGAACACATTGAAATCACCGACAAGGACGATGCGGGCATCCGCACTTTTCTTGACGAAATCGGGACCTTTAGCATGAGCATGACATGCTCGGGCCGTCTCGATGGATTGGTGCTGCTCAATATCGCGGAGGACTCAACGGACGTTCTCAATAGCTTCGTTTTTGAGATTGAAAGCGTCGGAACCTTCACCGGAAATTTCGGCATCACAACTTTCGAAATCGGTGGCGAAGATGGGGCCAACGCGGCAACCTTTAGCGCAACTTTCGAAAGTTCTGGCGCAATCACTTGGGCCGCCACACCATAAGAGGTAATCCATGCCCGGCGTATTTCGGGATTTTACGATTGTCTGGCAAGGCGAGCCGGTGCGCATCACGCCGACGCTTCGCCTTCTCAGATCGATTGAAGATGAAAGCATCAGCCTCGCGGATGTTGCCGTTCGCACGTCGCAAGGCCGACCGCCTGTTTCTCACCTTGCCTTGATCCTGGCGCGGTCATTGCAAGATGCAGGCGTAGCGGTGACGGACGAAGAGGTCTATGCCGAAATGATGGGCATGGATGATTCAAGAGCTTTCGCGGCTATGATCCAGGACGTGCTACTTGCATTCGCGCCCGCCGAGGAAGACCCAAAAAAAGCCGCGCCGCCGCCCGCTCCCGCACGGCGCAAGGCAGCCAGGAAGCGGGGGCAATAGATTGGACGGCGCTCTATCTATTGGCGCGGGGTTGGGGCATTCAGCCTAGCCAATTCTGGGAAATGACGTTCTCTGAGTTTTGGGCCGAATATGAGTACCACGCGCCAAGTAGCGGCGGCGACGTATATGCCGGGAACTTGACGCAAGGCGACGTGGACGAGCTTCGCGATTGGATGGAAAACGGGTACGAATAGACAATGGCACTGCCTCCGTTAGAAGTCCGAATAGACGCCGACGACCGGGGCTTGCAGCGCGGCCTCGATCGCGCGCAAGGTGGCATCCGTAAATTTGCGGCATTTGCAGGCGGGGCGTTTAGCGGGCTTGGCCTTGGCATCGCCAGCGCCGTTGCGGGCGTGATGTCCTTTTCCGCCGCAATCGACGGCGCGAAACAGGCAATGGGAGAGTTCGACGCCCTGGCCAAGCGGGCGCGGGTTGCGGGCCTTTCGTCTGATTTTTATCAGGTGTTGCAGCTTGCAGCCGAAGAGGCGGGCGTTGCGCAACAAACCTTGAACGGCGCGCTAATCAGCTTTGTTAAGCGGGTTGGCGAAGCGCAGGCCGGTTCTGGCGCACTTGTTAGTGTGTTCAAAAAGTTGCGGCCAGACTTATTAGAGCAAATCCAAACAACGAAAAGCCAAGAGGAAGCATTTAAGCTGGTCGCGGACGCGATAGCTTCGGTTGAGGACTCGCAAGAGCGCGCCGCACTTACTGCCGCTGCATTCAATAAGTCCGGCATCGGCATGATTGAAATGTTGCGAAACGGGCGTAAGGGGCTTGACGATACAGCCGAAAAAGCGCGCAACCTTGGGCTAATCATTGATAAAAGTCTGCTTGATAACGCCGAAGAAATTAACAACGACTTTGGCGTTGCCACCAAGGTTATTGATATACACTTTAAGAAAGCATTAATCGCTATTGCGCCGTATCTTACGCAGGCTGCGGTGTTTATTTCAAATATGGTTAGGGAGATTGATAAGTTTATCAATCGCTTTAGAGCCGTCAACCAATTGGGACTGAATCAACTTAATCAACAGCTCAAAGAGGCGGAGCAAAATACAAAAAATCTAAGCAAGACTTGGGGCTGGTTTTTTCTTTCAGAGTCGCAGAGAAAGGAGCTGTTGAAAGAATCAATCACCAAGGAGTATGAGCTACGAAAAGCGATTAGCGAAAGAAAAAAAGCCCAAGACTCACTCAGGTTGCCCGCCGGTGGAGATGGCGATAAAAAGGATAAACCAAAAGATGGCAAGGGCAAAGGCCCTGCCGTCGATGAACTGGGCGACCGCTTCAAAACACTGGCCGAAAGTCTATTGACGCGCGAGGAAATGATCCGCGCGCAATACGACAAGGACCTTGCCCTGCTCGAAGTCTATCACGAACGCCAGCGCGAGATTGAGCGCGCAAACGGCGAAATTAATTTAGAGGAAGAGCGCAAGCGCAAAGACCAGCGCATGAGGCTTGAAAAGAATTTCAACATGGAGCTTGGCGAGGTACGGCGCAAAGAGTTGCTGGCCCAATCCAACGCCCTGCTCGGTGGATTCGAGGCGCTGTTCCAGGCGCTCGGGTCGCGCAATAAGAAAATGCTTCGCATGGCGAAGATCGTAGGCGCGGCGCGGGCGGCGCGGCCAAGGCGCTTGAACAGGGCTTCCCGTACAATATCGCGGCGGCTGCAATGGTCATGGCCAAGGGTATCGCTTTTGTGCAAGCCATCAAGGGCACGGGCGAGGGCACCACGGCAGCGACAGGCGGTGGAGGCGGTAGCGTAAGGGGTACACCAGCCGCCGCACCAGTGACACAAGAGGGCCAAAGATCAACCGCAGCGGTCATCAATCTTTCGGGCGGGGATATGTTCAGCCGCGATCAGGTTGTCAGCCTGATCAATAGTATAAATGAGGCAATGGAAGACGGAGCGAGGTTGCGCATCGCGTAATGATGACCAAAGAGCAAATACAATCAAGGTTGCACGCCCTCGATTACTACGGCGGGGCAATAGACGGCATCATCGGGCCTGTAACGCGGGCCGCCATCATGGCATTTCAACGCTCGCGCGGGCTTGTCGTCGATGGCATCGCGGGGCCTAAAACACAGGCCGCCTTGCAACTTGCAGCCACAATGAGCCCGGCCCCCAATCATGAGCTTGACGCGCGATCAGAGCGGAATCTAAAGGGCGTGCATCCTGACCTTGTAGCAGTCATGCGGGAAGCTATTCGGCGGCATCCGGTCAAAGCAACGATCACGGAGGGCTTGCGCACGCTGGAACGGCAAAGAAAACTACTTGCCGCCGGGGCGAGTCGCACGCTTCGGAGCCGTCATCTTACCGGGCACGCGGTCGATATTGTATTTATCATGGACCGCCGGGCGCGTTGGGACTGGCCGCTATATAAAGATTTCGCGCAGACGGTTAAGGCGGTGGCTAAAGAAAAAGGCGTTCGCGTGGTATGGGGCGGAGACTGGCGGAGCTTTAAGGACGGGCCGCATTTTGAACTCTATCGGAAGGATTATCCAGCATGACCGGTGAACAAATCGCGGGCGTAATCCGCGCACTCTCAGCAGCAATCGGCGGCTACTTTGTCGGCAAGGGGCTTGTCGATGCAGACACGGTGGCGGCAATCGGCGGGGGCTTGGCTACGGTCGCAACGGCGATCTGGTCGATCTGGGCCAAGAAACAGGCAGGCAAGTGACGGTTATATTCGAGACTGGCTACACGCTACCAGGCGGAGACCAGCCGCTCACACATGCACGCATTGCCCATAGCCTTAATTGGCTGTCGGGCGGTGATATCGTGGCCGACGATGGATCGGCGCTGCTACTGGAAAGCGGCGACGGGTTGCTGTTGGAGGACGACACCTCGGTTCTGCTCGAAAGTTCCAACAACACCACGGCGGGTTATTATGTGGCCGCGCCCGACAATTCGTTGACGTATGAGCTATGGCAGCCAAGCGCAATCCCGGCCACCTGGGAGTATGACCACGGATCAAGCGCGACCGACCAGGACTATTGCGCAATCGCGGCGCATACGCTTGGCACGGCG